AAATAAGCACAATTATAAACTCTGTTTGGAGATATCTCAATTGGTTTTCCTGCAAACTGCATTGATCTCATCGATGGAAGTATCTTTTTATTGTACACTAACTTATACACGTTTTCGATATCTTCTTTCAGATCCGGATAACGTTTTATATGCATGTTTTTATTACGTGTAACCAGCTCGTCCCACGTCTCTCTTCTTTTCTCTTCTGGCAAGTACTTTGCGTATTTCATGTAGACAGTGATGTCCGACAAGATTTTATTTGAAATCTCCATCAATTCATTCTCCTATTTATTTATGTTTTTGTTTCGGTTTATAACCGTTGTGTATATTATAATTATCTGTATATATGTATATAGCTCTATTCATTTGATGGTTTCTCTTGCAATTCCATGAATTTATTTGAAAGTCTTTTTCTTAAAAATTCTTGTCCTCCATCCATTTGCTTTTGAGCATCTTGTCCTTGTACTGAAGCACCTTCGTATATTTGAATTTGACCATTAGATGTATTCATCTTACTTGGTAATGTAAGACCATCAGGACCAAATCTATTTTTAATAACATGCCACCTACCAGTACCAGCTATTTTATCTTCTATTTTTCTACTTAACGATATTACAAAATCAGCAGTCATGATTTTACTATAAGACTCTGCAATCTTTTCAGCTCCAATAACATCTTCTTCCAACGCCGATCTATTTGCCTGAGATGCTGTCCAAACTGGTATTTCATATTCACCAGCCATACCTCTCAAATCTTCATAGATATTTCCAAGCTCATGTCTCACTTCCTTTCCATTACCTCGTAGTAGATCAGCATAATCAACAATAACCATATCAGGCTTGAATCCTTGTATAGTACACTTATCAATATGAGCTCGTAACGAATTTACAGTAGCACCTTTTGTTGGAAAATATTTAACCACCAACTGACCTTTCAACTTCTTAACTTGCTTCTCAACATCGTCTTTATGAAATTTTAAGTTTTGAGCTGCTATTCCGGTAAATACAGAATCAAATCTTAGACCAACATACGCTTGATTTAATTCTAATGTATAATGAATTACAGTCTTACCTGCTTTAACAGCATTTGCAGCAACATTTACTAATCCCCACGACTTACCAATACCAGCTGGTGCAACAAATACTCCTAACTCACCTGCACCTAATCCACCATCAGCCATATCATCTATCACATCCCAACCAGTCTTCACAGTATTACGTAAACTTTCTTCGTATCTAGTCGCAATATCTTCATTATAATCATGTCCTATATCTTTATCACCTCCAGCTTTCATAGCTTCATCGATTATAGTTTTGATACCATCATAATCTCCAAACTGCAACTTTTCTACTGAATCTGTTATAGCTTGTTTAATTTTTTGATTTTTACAAAACTCCAATGCTTCTTTCTTAACGAATTCTAGATCTGGAGCTTCAAAATGACGAACAGCATCTTTGAGATGTTGTACAATCTCAGTTTTCAGTACATCATTGCCAACATCTTCTAACTTTACTTTTATTACTTCTAGAGTTGGTTGAGCTTTGAATTCTGTATAATATTTAGATATAGTATTCATCATCCATTTATTAGCTTCAGATTCAAAATATTCTGGATCCAAAATATCCATTATTTGTTGCAAGAATATTTTATCCTTGAACAAACATGCCATCAACTTTGATTGAAAGCTATATCCATATTTTAAGAATGTATCTGACATATATCCCTAACTATAAGAAAAATATTTTTGATCTGCAACTATTTTACAGTAAAAGCATGTAATGGCATAAAAACTTCTTTTAACCAGAATTCATGATTTCTGATAGCTGTATTCATTTTGTCTTCTACCAACATTAACTGAAACTTTGGCTTGTTAAGTGGAGAAACATTTTGATCAACAATATTTCTAATTTTTTCCTTTGCAGCTCCTGATATGTCTACATTATCTAACTGCATAAGTTTGTGATTCAATTCTAATAATTTGTAATTCTCGTTGATTGCAGTTAACATTTTTATCTTGCTATCTGCAGTTAATAACATAAGATCGTCTAACGAGACTTTCTGATCTTCTGTCAATTCTGGTAGTCGTTTAAGTAACGATTTCAATCCTACGCCAGGAATACCTGGAATATTATCTGATTTATCACCACTCAATACTCTGTACATTAGATAGTTTACTGAAGATATTCCAAACTCTTCTGATATATCATCTTTGAAGTACATTTTCTTTTTAGTTGGACTCCATACTCCTATCCTATCATCTACTAACTGTAAGAAATCCTTATCTGATGACATAATAAAATGTCTTGATTCAGGTAATACTTGTTGTGTTATGTAAGCAATAGCATCATCAGCTTCAATATTTTCTATTGACATGCATGTAACTGGTAGTGTATCTAAATAATTTATCAATCTACCTAACTGCATCTTCATATTCTCTTGCTGATCGGTAAGTGATCCACCTCCTGCTTGATATGCTCTATTCAATTTTTGTGTTGGTTTTCTATTTGCTTTATATTCCGGAAAAATCTTACGTCTTCTTTGACTACCACCTTTTCCGTCAAAACATATAATAACTCTAGTTGGTTTGATGTTTTTTATTGCATATCCAATTGACATCATAAACCCACTTATTCCACCAACATGAATACCATCATCGTTCGTTGCAGGTGAAACTGCCCAAGATCTAATAAAGGTATTGAGACCGTCAATAACTAATACCCTATCATTGATATTTGTATCAACGGCCTCATTTTCCTTCAATGTATCCAGTATAGAAAAATATTTATTCTTCATAACCTTGATTCTATCCTTCTGGTACTGGTTCATCGCTTAGGTCAATATCATCTACTCCAAGATGATCTGTTTTGTATTTCATAATACTAACTTCACAAATCTTGTCATAAATTTGTTTCCTAAGATCCTCGTTATTTTCAAGCAAGCCATTCCAATCTTTGGATAAGAATTTATGGATTTCTCCAGTATCTGTATCTGTGTACGAATACCACGCTCCTGATTGTCCAACCAGTTTATGTGCTTTCAATACAGATAACCATCCACCAAAATCATCAACACCGGATTCAAATAGAATTTCAAATTCAGCTTTTCTCAATGGTGGTCCCATACGATTTTTAATAACTTGTGCTTGAGTTTTGATTCCAACTACAACATCCTGCTTATCAACTTTTGTTTTGAGTTGACCCATGGATTTCAATCTAAGTCTACAACTTGAATGAAAACCTACCGCTTTACCACCTGAGGTAGTCCATGGATCCCCAAACATAACTCCAAGTTTTTGTCTAAGCTGATTAGTGAATACTAGACATATTCTTTGTCTACCAATCATCTGCGTTACTTTACGCATTGCTTTTGATAATATGATAGCTTTGGAAGTTGCCCAACCATCTTTTTCATAATCAGCTTCCATTTCTACTTTTGTAGATGCACCCGCTAAAGAATCAACTACTATTGTAACTAATCTATCTTTGTTTGATTCTCTAACTTTACTAATTATGTTTTCAATGGCTTCAAAGATATCTTCGATTGTTTCCAATTGAACATATAACATCTTTGACACATCCATTCCAATAGCTCTCAAAAACTCTTCATTCATTGCATTTTCAGTATCAATGTAAACTGCAAGTCCATCTTTCTTTTGTGTATTAGCTAACAAGTGAGCTGATACTAAAGATTTTCCTGAAGCTTCGAGACCAGTTATTTCGGTAATTCTACCAACTGGTATTCCTCCGTCAGGTCTGTTTGCAATAGCTAGATCAAGCATTGATGATCCAGTCGAGATCCACTCAGTTAAATCTGTAGGTGTTTCTTCTGATCCATCTAAAAAATGTGCTACCTTATAATCTTTGAATGTTTTATTCAACGATGCTGCTAGCACCGTAGCCAGTTCGTCCCTGACTCCTGCTTTATCTTTTGCCATAACTTTCCCTCTTACTTAAATAATTCGTCAAATGCGTCATTGATATCATCTACCTTTTTAGTCGATGATTGTGCAGTGGTCTGCGTTGATGCTGCTGCTGTAGCTGGAGCTTCATCACCTGATCCTGGTTCTAACCATTCAGCTAATGCTTGTTTCAAATCATCATAAGATACTTCTTTGAATATATCAGTAATATTCTTCTGTTGATTAACAATCATATCTGCAACATCTTTGTTATCTGTAGCAGCTGTTTGGTTTGGCTTAACACGGATTGTAGTCTGTGGGAAGTTCTTACCAGTTTCTTCTTTCGTTAAGAATTCAACTGTGATATCTCTTCCTGCTTGTAAATCTGTGATGTCACCATAATCTGGATCAGCGATAAAACTTAAAAGCTCTTGGTAAACAGTCTTACCAAATCCCCAAAACTTAACACCTTCTGATTCTTGTCCTCTCACAATAATAGGTACATAAGTTCTCAAAGTTGGATCTAGCTTTCTAGCCATTTGCCAATCTTCTTTGTTACCAGTTGCTTTTAACTGCTCTGCAAATTCCGTTACTGGATCTGCTTTACCAAAAGTTACTGGAGACAAATAGTTCTTTTGTCCTAAATTGTAATGAAAGTACAATTCAATAAAAGGATTGTCTTTGTTGTGTTGATAAGGTACGATTCTGATTTGTTGTTTGCCTGGTTCAGGCTTCCACAAGTTAGATGTTCTCGTGGTCTGTGATTGCAAGTTGTTTAACTTCTTGCGAATAGCGTCTAAGTCAATTGCCATTTTTTAATCTCCGTTTGTTAATTAGTTAATAAATTATTAGTCATTAGTTACCTATATAAATAGGTTTCTAAAATGATTTACATTAAATATACGAAATAAAATTTGTATTTGCAACATTATTTCCAAAAGATTTGAATTGCTACTAATGCTGTTGCTAGAACCAATGAGATCATTGTTTTTGAATTTATTCCTTCATTCATATGTACAGAAGTTAAGATTGCAAATGATACCATTCCAGTTGCAAATCCTATAAATCTACCTGGCCAAAGAGCTCCACCAAAATATGCTACAACATATTTAGTTGCAATAATAAATGCATATGAAATTGGTACTGAAAATATACATGCCATAAGAAAAGGATGTTCTCGTGCCCATTTATTTATAAATTGTCCATTTGTTTGATACCAGATCAAAGTTTGTCCAAAAAAGAATAATAATACTCCTATTAAAAATTTAGCCATAGTTTTACCTCTTTAATACTTTTTGCTAAATATACGAAATTAAATTTGATTTGACAACAGTTTAGTTGTTTTTTTGATTGAGATATATAACCTCTTCAATTTCCGTTTTGATCTTACGAAGACCTTCGTCGTTTGTTAATAACATTGTATTTGTATAGTTTTCCCAGTCTATTTGGTATGATGTGTCAAGTACACCATTATTCAATAAACGTATCAAGTTATTGAGTGCGTTTATCGTGTATAATGTATTAGTGTGTTTTTTTCTATGTAGTGATATAGTATTTTCCATCATATCAAAATTACCTGATGCATCAATATTGTATGTGCACATTAAGTCATTTGCATTTCCAACTTCTTTCAGAACAAATACTTTACTATACAATACAGTATATGTATCTATGATAAGATTAACTGTATCACTAAGATTTGGTTTTTGAGTGAATGTGCATAGTAGTTGTGTTCTCATTATTCTTTCTCTCCTGGTCCTACGGATCCCGCTATGATACCACCACCCCTTGTATCAAACATTCTATCTGTCAAGTTCCAATCTCTACAAGATGGTGAACCTGCAGTTGTTTCCATATGTAATCCATCATCATCTATAACTTGATGATGGTGTTCTATAGTTTCTAATCCATTAGATGTTCTTAAAGCTGAAGCAAATGTTAGAATACCTATTGCTTGTGCTCCACCTTTCATAAAAGTACCAATATTTCCAGTTGGTTGTCCTTTTGAATTGATACTACCTCCTATAATAGTCTCAAGCTCGTTGAGATCAACATTTTCCATTAGTGTATCTTTAACTTCTGCATTTAGAGCTTTTAATTCTTTAGCTTTTGCTACTAGCTGATCTTTTTTCACTGGTGGAGGTCCAATAAGTTGATCTATTTTAGTTTGAACTTCTTCCATTTTAGATCTTATAGCTTCAATACCACCTTCTTTTATAGCTGGTCCAATTCCACTTTCATCTACTATAGAATTAAACTGTTCAGAATCTGAAATTACACTGTTTTTTACACCAAGTGCATATCCAGGAGCTCCTACTCTATTGTTTAGAAGATCTCTTTTACTTTGATCTGGATGAAACTTAATATATTGTTGTGTTTCGCCTGGAAAACCAAATGTTCCATTACTTGCTTTTCCATACTTACAAGATACTGCAGCTATTTTTTCTATGACTCCTTTACCATCTCTATCAACTCTTATTTTATCACCTGATGGGAAAGTTCCTGCGGATGGTAAATAGGCTTCTTTACCTCCAGCTATTTCTGAATCATATAGTGCCATTTCAGCAACGTTTTTGAATATTGCATTTGTGATTTCTGGATCTGCACTGGCCATTTTTTGTGCCATACTTGCATATGAATCTTGAACGGCTTTTTCACGTTCTTCAGCTGACATGTTATCAAACTCTTTAGATATCTCATTAAGTTTAGTTTCATGCTCTTGTAAAGCCAATCTAATTTCTGGACTTGCTGTACCTGCTTGTTCTAATTCTTCTAATTTATTCATCGTAGATTTCAATGCTGTATTGTTTTGTATAGATTGATTGAAATACGCTTTTGCGTTTTTACCTCCTTCATTTGAAAGAAGTTTTCCATCTTCACTTTTTGGTCCAAATACTTCATGCATTGAAGGTTCTAAATAATTGAATGGATCTTTGTTGAATATTTCTTTTACCGTTTCATCGTTATCAGCTGTTGCAATAGATGTTTGTTTTAGATATGCTTCTTTTGCTGGATGCCCTCTTTTAGCTTTTTTAGCTTTTCCTGCAGTAGTTGTTTTTTCATTGCCTTTTGCATCAGTATATGTGATTGGTGTGTCATCTGAAGGTGCACCTGATATATCTGGTTTTGATGTTGTAGTTACAGCTTGCTTTGCTGCTTTCATTGGATCACCTTGATTTCTAAATTCAGGTAATGCTTGTTCTATTGCTGAAACCATTCCCTTTGATAAAGTACTTCCGGATCCAGTACCTAATGCTTTTCTTCCTTGACCAACAACAAAACCTAAATACAATTTACCACCATTTTCATTTGTTGATAGTTTATACTCTTTTACTAATGCTTCTGCAACTTCTTTGGTTGGGCTTTTAAGAAATTCTTTGAAATCGTTTTCTAATGCTTTTACTTTTTCTTTTTCAGTTTCTCCAAATGCACCTGGATATTTTTCAAGAGCTGATGCTATCTTCTTATCAATACCGTTAGCCCCTTCCATTGTCT